TTCCCCATTTGAATTATACCTTGGTAATCCCTTAGAATCAAGTATTTCTACATTTCCACTTTCATTTAACTTAATTTGTGGCTGTAAAAGGCTTACAACTTGGTCTGGATTAATAGCTTTATTCTTAGATGCTGAAGATAATAATGATTTATTTATCTTAATATCTTTTAATTGGCTTTCCAAGTTTGACCTTTCTTTATGCCATTCTTGGGTTTTATTTTTTAGGATTTCTTCAAATTCACCTTTCTGAATTTTTTGTTTTTCCTCTAATTCTTTTTGTGTCTTAACAGCATTAACAGCTATATCTAAATCTTCTACACCTAATTTTTTATACATTTGGCTTCTTTCCTGTGCCAATCGTTTCTTAACAATCTCTGTTACTTGTTCTTGAGTAAAACCTTGAGCAGTAAGATTTTCTTCTGTGGTTTGTTCTTCGACTGTATCAGTAGTCTGTTCTACTTTATTTTCTTCCATTTAAATCTCCTTAGTTGGATATGCCTTTTTATAACATAAGTATAAATATTAGTCATCATCTTCTGGTTCTAGCCAATTATAATGACCCTCTTTTTCTGCTATTTCGTGTAATCTTTGAAACATTATTTCATCAAAACTAGCAAAATATAAATTATCTTCTGGCTTCAAATCTCTGCCTATTTTTCTAAATTTCTGATAATCTTCTAATGTAATATTTTGTTTTTCTACTATTTCTCCTGCTTCTGCTATGATTTGTCTCATTTTAAAACCTCATTTTCTAAAAATTCTATAAATTTAGGGTCAACTAATTCTTCCCTACCCATGTGATACAAACTAAAATTTTCTGCAAACCATTCTTTTGTATTTGCATTAGAATATCTAGTAGCACCACCATTAATGCTTTTTACTTTTTGCCTTAAAGCATCTTCTATTGGTGCAAAATCCCATAGACCTTTTGTTTTATTTTTCATTTGATGTACTTGGTGACCAAATTCGTGATATGCTATATTTCTAAATCTATCTATTTCTTCTTTAAAATAATAAAAAGCATTGTGTGGTCTTGCCCAAGTGTCTGGTTTTGTTTTTCTTTCTTTTCGAACTAATGATTTATTTTTGTCATTAAATTCAAAATTATCTGCTAAACTTTGTTCTTTGTTATATCCTCCTTTACCTAATAAAGCATCTCTAAAACTTCTTTGTGTACTTCTATCAACATTTTTTCGGTTAAAATATTTTGGATTTATATATAAATTACCATCGCCCATAGCCATCAAGGCTCTTTTTTTCGCAGTTACTGTAACAGACCTTAATTTTGGAACATTATAAAGTCCTGCTAATTCATCTAATTCTTCCATTATAGAATTTAATTGACTTGCTATTTCATCATCAAGTTTTTCAACTCCAGTAACTTTGCCTACATTACTTGTTCTAAATCTTGAGCCAACATCATATCTTTCATCTTTTGCATTTTTAGTTATTTGTTTTTGCAGTCTATCTGCAACAATAGAACTAGATACAACATCGATTTCATTTTCTTTTACTGGATTATTTAATGTTGACCTCCTGCCCTTTTTAATTGGTGCAGTTGGTTCTTGTTCTTCTTCTGGCTGTTCTGGTATTTCATCTACTTCTTCATCTATTGTGGGTATCCAAGTATGCCTACATCTATAACCACCCCTAACAATAAAAGGGTCTCCTGTTGATTTACCTGCCCAACCTTGAGTATTCCATATTTCTCTTATTTGTTCTTCTGTAAGAACCCTATTAAGCATCCTCTGGCAAAATTCTCGGCTATCTCTAACTAAAGTGCCTGTGTAAGCAAACTTATCTATTCCTGCTTCTTTGGCTTTAGCTACTGTAAACTGCCCGTGGAACTGCATAACTGAATCGTGGGCTATTTGCCCTGCATATCTTCTAAGGTTGTTTCCTGCCCTATCTGAGGCATACTGAGTGTGTAATTTTCTTATTGCTTCGTCTACTTGGGCTTTTTTGCCTACATCAAACTTATTTTCATTAACAAAATCTACTAATTCATTAATTTCAGTTATATTTGACTGTTTATAAACCCCATTAATATGAGACCTAATATTACTTACCATATCCTCAAATGGTCTACCTGCTATTGCACTCTGATAAACCTCATCATTAATAACTTTTAAAAATCTTTCAGCTATATCCTCAAACCCACTAAATGACTGAAATTTAAGTGCATTTATGGTCTGCAAATCAACTTCTGTTAGGCTTTTAAACTTTTTGGGTATTTTTAGCTCACCAAAATTATCAAGAACCTCTTTAGCTATTTTGTTATATTCATCATTAATGAGTATATCAGCTTCTTTTAGAAAGTTATCCTGTATGGCTTGTCTTATCTTAGGCTGTAACTGTATTGCTAGTCTTTGGCTAACTAATTGACCTTTACTAGCCCTTGTAACCTCTTTAACAACGTCATTTTCAAGATTGTATAAAACATTTAATAATCTTTCTTCGTGTTGGTCAGCTAATTTTTCTAATATTCTGGACATTTATTATAATGGAAAGTCTTTTTTCCATGCCCTTATAGACCAGTATGCAGGGCTTAACGTCTTTTGCCCTTTTACCTCTTTTAAAACACCACCCATACGAGCTAGAAAAGATTTTTGTCTTGCAGGTATATTCTTCTTAATAGACATACCTCTAGCACCAAAAGTAACTTTCTTAACATTACCAGTAGCTTTATTTTTAACATAAACACCAAACTTTTTTCGTTTAGATTCAGCAGTAGATAGCCTAAAAGGTTTGTTTAATTTAACTTCCCTACCTCTGTACTTCGCCATCTTCTTTCCTATCGTCTAATCTTTCGTTAATAATTAAACCACAAACAACACATTTAAAAACATCTTTTAATTCTGTTTCTGGAGCATGAGATTTACATCTAGGGCATAATTTAGGATTATTCTCCAAGATTTTGCAGTACCAAATCAAAAGTTCCAGACATTGAAACAGTATCTGAAGCATCAAGGTTTTGACCTCTTAGCTCAATATCTGTTTTACCCTCTAGTACAATAGGATTGGGTAATTCAATAATTGCATTATTTCTAAATAATTCTACTAAATTTTTTACTTGGAACACACCATTTTCAGCCCTTACAAACAAAGCACCCATAGAAGCTTTATTAGCTTTACCTGCTGAGAATTGAACCCTTGTTATATATCCCTTATAGTTATTCGGAATAGTATAAGCACAAATTAAAGATTGGTTTTCATAATCAGTAGATATTCTTACCTGCTCATTACCATCAATAGTAGCTGTAATGTTTCCTGCATTTTTACCGCCAGTTCCTGCTGTTTCAACTGACATTCTAAACAATCTAATGTAAGTATTTGTGGTTACTACGTTTGTAGTTCCATCCATAGTTATTGTTTCTGATTGAACATCATAGTTTTCATCTAAACCCTCGATTAATACAGTTCTTGCTCCAGTTCCTGCTGAATCGTCTGCTGTGCTTGCTGAAACAACTGTAACTGCACCTGCTGAGGTTGGATAAGTTATATTAGCTGATGCAACACTAATAAGCTCCATTGATGTACCTACCGCACCATTATAGCCAAACTTATTAATAGCACTAAATTTATTTACCTCGCCTTTTTGTAATGCCAACCCAAAGGAAGCATTATTAATACTTGCAAAACTCATTTTTTTCTCCTTTTTCTTTTGCTTGCTCTTAAAATTATATCTTTATCGAATGTACCAGACCTACCACGGCTGATTAGTTTATTTACTCTAGCCATTGCCCAAGCTTGCATAGGTATCTTAGGTCTACTTCCACTAGAAAGAAAAGCACCTTGACCTCTACGAAAACTAGCCTTTAAATCTGTTAAATTAAATAATTTAGATTTTTTAGCTTTTGTCTTTAGTGTAGCAACAACTCTAGCTGATAAAGGTTTTCTTTTGACTGCCATTATACCTTAGTTCTCCTTTTTAACAAAGCTAAAGGTATTCTTGCACCAGATTTATATAAAGAACTTACTTGTTTTATAAGACTAGCCCTCATAGACCTTTTAGCACCCTTTAACCCAGATAAATATTTCTTAGGTATCTTGGTTTTTTTATCTTTTGGAACTTTACGTTTCTTCGCCAACTGTCTGACCCTCAACTTCTGTAGTCTGGAACTGCCCTATAGTTGTTCTAGTAGCATCTATTTCATCATTAATTGTTTTGATTGTTTCGTTATCATCTATGACTGCTTCAGCTATTTGTTTATCTATTTCTTTGTTAAATGTTTCAGATTTTATGCCAGATGCTTTAGCCATTTGTAAATAAGTAAGGTCGTTAGCCCAATCTCTAATATCAAACGTATCTGGGTAATTAATAGAACCATTCCATTCTCTATCTTGCCATTTAGCAAATAAAGCCCATATCTGTTCTTCTGCATTTTCTAAATAATCGGCTTTTTCTGACAATCTAGCATTTAATAACTGAAATTCTGTTTGTAAGGCTATCCCACTAGCTATCTGTGAGCCTGTAGCTCTTACTGAACCCATGTGTGTTATTCTATCAATAGCTTCAACTTTACTTTGAATACATTTCATAATCCCCTCTAGGTTTTGCCCACTAGGTTGAATTATGTAAGGTTTTAATGCTGAATCTAAATCCTCTGGTATTTCTATTATAGCACCTGCACCTGCACTAGCTTCTACATTAGGTGTCTTAACTAAACTAGGGTGGTTAGCTAATCTGATTAACTGTTCTTTTTCTGAGTAATCATTATAGATAGATTGCTGTAAATAAGCTACGTCTGCAAGGTCACTTATACCAATAGGTCTTTTAGCTCCTCTAAGGTTATACACATTAACAGCGGGTATTACACCTATAGCATTAGGTATTTCTTCAATAAGTTTAGGCTCTTTGTCTGTATATTCTTCTGTATAATCCTCAAACTCATATGTTGATATAGTTTCTTCTGTGAAAACCTTAATTATAGCTCTTTGTGCATTTATGTCTTCAATAACCATCAACATATCTAAATAGAACCTACCACTAGCAGACCTTTTATAGCTCCAGTTAACAATGTTTTCTGGTGTATATATTGATATGTATGGTCTTATATCTTGAGCCAGTTCTTCTGCTCTAGTCTTAGCATTTGATTG